AGACCTTATAACTGTATTTTTAGCCTTACAAAGACAGAATTTTGTTCTTGCTAACTCGATGATAAATTTAGTAAAAAACTGGCCACATGAAGAAATCGTTTTTATCCACTCAGGCGAAGGAATTCCGAAAGAAATATAACCTAAAAAGTGATGCTACTAGATCAACTAGAGCTTACCAAAAGGATTTAATTGTTGAAGAGTTCAAAGAGTTTCTTGAGGCTGAAGGAATGTTATTTAGACACGGAAGAAATGCTAAAGAAGAGTGTCTAAAAGAATTAGCTGATTTAGTATATGTATGCTATCAGTATGCTGAGAATATGGGATGGTTTCTAGATGAAGCCTTAGACCGTGTTCATCAGTCAAATATGTCCAAACTCGGTGAGGACGGTAAACCTATATACCGAGAAGATGGTAAGGTTCTTAAAGGACCAAACTATAAACCACCTACACTGGAAGATTTATTCTAATGACTGCAGAATTAATATCTCGCACAGGGCGGGTCCAAAATTGGTTGGATAATCCTGAATCACGCCTCCCCGTGAGCTGTACAGTATTCGTTGTCGAAGACAGCATGGAAGGTGAAAATGGAATCGAAGCGTCATGGAGATATGTCAGCCATGGACTACGTTTTGGAGCAGGGGTTGCGGTCCATCTATCTAAGCTCAGACCCAAAGGAAGTGAAAACGGAAAAGGTCTTACAGCTTCTGGCCCAGTATCATTTGGCAAAATCTACTCAAGTTTAAATGAAACATTACGTCGTGGTGGTGTCTATAAGAATGGGGCTGTGGTTTTGCATTTGGACATTGATCACCCTGACATTCTTGAATTCATTACTACTCCTAGAGCTGAATTACCGTGGGTCAAAAGATGTGTTGACATCAGCCCAGGAAGATGGAGTAAAACAGATAATAAAATAAAAGAAGCCTTACTCCACGGACTTAAAAGTGGAGATATATGGTTAAATAAAATTAAGTACGACAATAACGGATTAAGAATCTATGGAAACGTGTGTCTTGAAGTTTACTTGCCCTCACGTGGAACGTGCTTGCTCCAGCATGTCAATCTCTCTGCCTGTGATACACGGAATATCAAAGAGGCTTTCGCTAGAGGCATGTCCGAGTTGTGCGATCTCCATGGCCGAACAGGTGTTGGAGGGACTGGAGAGTACCTACCCTCGGAGATCGATAGGCAAGTCGGGCTCGGAATGCTTGGATTGGCCAACCTCCTTAGAAGGTACGGAGTAACTTATGAACAATTTGGGCAAGCTTTAATAGCTGTAAATAATAAATTACCTCATGAACAGAATAGTGCACTTGATTTAGCTGTTTCTTTAAGAGATGGTATAGAAGGTGCAGCATATATAGCAAAGAATGCAAGGATGGTTAGAGCTTTTGCAATAGCTCCTACCGCAAGCTGCTCTTATCGTAGCCAGGATTGCGATGGGTACACCGCTACCCCTGAAATTGCACCTCCAATAGCACGCTCTGTCGATCGTGACAGCGGCACTTTTGGAGTAGAACATTATGAATATGGCGATGTTGAGATCGCCTCGGAAGTAGGATGGGACGCATACAAGCGTGTAGCAGACCAGCTGATGATAATGCTCAACAATACAGGACTTCTTCACGGATATTCCTTTAATTCATGGTCCGATGTCGTGACTTATGATAAGAATTTCGTTGAAGAGTGGTTGCTATCACCCCAGACCTCCTTATACTACTCCCTACAAGTAATGGGCGACGTACAGGACAAGAGCGATGCGTATGCAGCATTAGATAAAGCCGAAGTCGATGATTACTTGCAGGATATACTCGGTAATGCCGAGCCGATAACCTGTGATTGTCAAGAATAATGAGAAAACATCCTTATCAAAAATTATTAGAAAGAAAAAGAACTTGGACACCAGTTCAACCCACTAAAGGAGAGGTAAAATACGGTGCTGAAGAAACCATCAAACGAGCTCTGGCAATACGTCATATGGAGCTACCAGTTGGAGAATTTATTAAAGAAGGTCTTGAGAAAGAGGTTCCCGACATTGCTCGGGTACTTCTCGAATCAAACGTTAAAGACGAGATTAAACATGATCTCGCATTGGGTTACATAGTAGAAGCTAATGGAGCTGATTCACAGTCAGAAAAGGAGGCGTTGTTATTAAGAGATGCTTGGATCGAACATCCTGATCATTGTCTTCTTAAAGCACTTGTCGCAGAAAGAGCTATCTTCTTTGTTCTTCTCCCTTTCTTTAGGTTTAATGGCGATGCTGCTCTTAGGACAGTATCTGCAGATATCTCGAGGGACGAACAAATCCATGTCGGATGTAATACTCTTGTATGTGCAGAGTTGGGTCTATCTGCTTCTCCTTCTTTGGATAAACTTAGGAAGGCCACCATTAACTGGGTTCTTCAACCTCTAGGTATAAATACTACCGATAAATATTTGGACAAAAAATTTTGGCTGGATGCTAGCGATCGCTTAATGTATGAGGGCAAAGCCCCAGAGTTTTCTGATACAAAGGCAGCTCGTATGCCAGCGTTCTTTGAGCATAGCAATGTCAACCTACCCCAATACGCTTGAGCCTTTAATCGGGCCAACACCTCCGTCTCTTTTATTAGAGATGGAGGATAAATTCCCACCCATCAATCCACATCCTAAAGAGGACTTAGCAAGTATCATGTATAAAGCAGGACAACGCTCCGTCGTGGAGTGGTATAGAAATAGAGTGGAGGAATAAATATGGGTGTTCTTCAAGATTATTTACAACATCAGTCTGGATCTTTAAAGCAGGTTGGAGATACTATTAATCCAGGAACTGAAACCCAACCAACAGCTAGATATATAACGCCAGAATATGCAATTACAGGTTATAGTGGTACTAGAGATGAGGTACTGAGCCAGCTTTTCAACCTAGATTCTCCTTTTCGTGGAATGAGTGTTACTGAATCCCTTTTGGAAATTGGTTATACTCAAGAACAGGTAGATAAGGCTAATGCTGTATTCGATCAACAGTTTGAAAAGTATAGCAAGAGTAGAGAGTTTAAAAAGAAATATGGTAAAAAATATGACTCTAGTGATTGGCACAGTAAAGCAGATACTGACAAATGGCTGATACCAGAATCAACTGAGGTTGCATCTGCTGGTGATCTAAGTGGTTTACTTGCTTCTAATCCTAATCAAAGAACCATGGATCAAATCCTAGCTGATTGGGATAGTGCTTATAAAACTCATGAGAGTTGGGACTGGCAGAACCCTGCAGCTAGAGCTGCTTGGGATGATTATCAATCCTTAAAAGAAAAGAACGCAGCAGCTAATAGAGAGAAGAGTCGTATATGGTCAGCAAGTGGCTACATGGATGATAACCTTAATTGGCAGTATAGATTACCTACTCCTACATATACATATGAAGGAGAAGATGCTGCTTATGCTGCTTATGATAAAGCTATACAAGGTGGTAGTTATAAAGACATCGCTGGTTATGATGAAATAAATAGAGGAGGTCTTGAAGCTTACGATAATATATCTAAGTTTGAAGCTGAATATAATGCTATGGTTGATAGCTGGTCTGATTTCTATCAAACTGAAGATGAACCAATAGGTGATACTATGGGAGAGATAGAGATATCTAAGAATATCCCACCAGGTAAAGGTGGTTCACCAGGACAACCTTACCAACCTCCTAAAGAAGATCCTAAGAATCCTTATGTACCAGCACCTGGTAAGAAGTTAGCTGAAGGTCATCCATACGTTAGTGATGACTCAGACCTACCTTACAATTGGGATGGTAGTGGTGATTGGAAGGATGATGATGATCTTCAGAAGGAAATTGATTCTTTAATTGGTCCTTCTGGTGGTTTTGAAGCACAACTACCTACACGACTTCAAGATAACCTTAGAAGACAAAAGAAAGCAGCAAATATAGCACAAGAAAGTTGGAATATTGGAAGACCATCCTCTAATAGACAGACAAGGATACCAACCCTTACAGAAGGTGGGATTAATAATCCGAATAGACAAAGACAAACATTTAGAATAACCTAATGTCAGCAAAACAACGCTACTACTATTTATCGAGTGACCGTTCCCAGTTTCTAACAGAAGCAGAAGACGCAACAAAACTGACTCTACCTTATCTCATTAGAGGACACGAGGAGACTAAGAGTGGCATGAAGCAACTCAAAACTCCTTGGCAAAGTGTAGGAGCTAAAGGGGTAGTAGCACTAGCAAGTAAATTATCTCTTGCTTTAGTGCCTCCCCAATCTAGCTTCTTCAAACTACAACTTGATGAGTCACAGTTAGGAGAACAGTTTCCAGCGGAAGTAAGATCAGAATTAGACTTATCCTTTGCAAAGATAGAGCGCACTATCCTTGATGCTATTGCTGCATCAGATGATCGTGTAGTAATACACCAAGCACTACAGCACTTAGTTGTCGGTGGTAATGCTCTCATCTTTATGGGTAAGACTGGTCTAAAACTATTCCCGTTGAACCGCTTTGTGATAGAACGAGATGGTAACGGCGAAGTGATTGAAATAGTTACCAAAGAAACTGTTAACAAAAAGTTAATAGAAAATCAATTACCACCTGAACTAGAAGATTATACTAATTCTGTCACCGATGAAGGTGGTGGGAATATAGGTAAAGAGGAATGTGACATCTACACTTGGGTAACCAGAGAGAACAATAGATTTGTTTGGCACCAAGAAGTATATGGTAATATGTTAAAAGGTTCCTTAAGTAAAGCACCAGTAGATGCTACACCATGGCTACCACTACGATTCAATACAGTAGATGGAGAAGCATATGGTAGAGGTCGTGTTGGTCAATTCATAGGAGATCTTAAGTCTTTAGAGGCACTCTCTCAGGCACTTGTAGAAGGCTCTGCAGCAGCTTCAAAAGTTGTTTTTGTAGTATCACCCTCAAGCACTACTAAACCCCAGACACTGGCCTCTGCAGGTAACGGAGCAATCGTTCAAGGAAGACCAGATGATATAGGTGTAGTACAAGTAGGGAAGACAGCTGACTTCCAAACAGCTTATCAGTTGATGGGTCAGTTAGAGAAAAGATTAAATGAAGCATTCCTAATACTATCAGTTAGAGATTCAGAACGTACTACTGCACAAGAAGTACAGATGACTCAGATGGAATTAGAACAACAGTTAGGTGGCCTCTTTGGATTACTTACAGTTGAATTCTTAGTACCATATCTCAATAGAAAGCTTAGTGTATTCCAGAAGACTGGAGAGATTCCACGTATTCCTAAAGGAATGGTTAAACCTATTATTGTTGCAGGTATTAATGCATTAGGTAGAGGACAAGATGTTCAAGCATTAGGTCAGTTCCTAACCACTATCTCACAAACAATGGGACCAGAAGCAGTTGCTAAGTATATTAATCCTGAAGAAGTAGTTAAACGATTAGCTGCAGCTCAAGGTATAGATGTATTAAATCTAGTTAGAGGAATGGAAGAGGTTCAACAGGAAGAGCAACAAGCTCAACAGCAAGCGATGGAAATGGAAAGGATGAAACAAACTCCTAACCTATTAAAAGCTCCTGTAATGGATCCATCAAAGAACCCTCAACTAGCTAAAGAAATGGAAGACGCTGGTGGTATTCAGCAGCAAGGCGGACCACCTCCTGAAGATGACTTCCCAATAGAACAACTAACATAAACACATGGCAGAAACACTCACCTTTGAAGACACAACTGAAACCACCACCATAGATAATCTTAATGCTGATGAGCAGGATTCTCTACAAGTTGGTGAGGCAATGCAAGAAGCAGAAGATGGTCGTCTTGCAGGTAAATATGAAAACGCTCAAGAATTAGAGAAAGCTTACATTGAATTAGAGAAAAAATTAGGTCAACAATCTAATGAATCTAAGGAAGAAGCTGTAGAAGAAACTAAATCTTCTAACCCTCTAACAACAGATGGAGCTAAGAAAGAACAAGAGACTAAAGAAGAAGCACCTGAAGTTACAGATTCTACTGTCCTAGAAGATCTATGGAATGAAGCTACCTCTAAAGAAGGTAGATATACAAAAGAAACTGTAGAAGCTTTGGAGAAGATGGATGTTAAAGAAGTAGCTAGACTACATCTAGAATATAGAGCAGCTAATTCTAACAGAGATCTATCCCAATCTGATGTAGAACAGTTATATGGTGTTGTTGGTGGTAAAGAAAACTACACTAACATGATGGACTGGGCTGTACAGAACTTAGGTGAAAAAGAAGTTAATATGTTTGATACAGTAATGGAACGTGGCGACCCTTTGGCTGCGTTCTTTGCCGTTCGTTCTCTAGCTTATAGATATAACGACGCAGTAGGATATGATGGTAAAGTGGTTACAGGTAAAGCATCTAAATCTGGTAACGATGAATTCAAGAGCCAAGCTGAAGTAGTTGCTGCTATGGGTGATCCTAAATATGAATCAGATCCTGCATATAGAAGGGCAATTATGGAAAAACTAGAACGCTCTGATATTAATTTCTAATGTCAACACTCACATTACCTCAACAGAATAATTGGAATCAGTTCTGTAAATGGGTAACAGATACCGACAACCGACTGTATGTTGGTTGGTTCGGTGTCCTTATGATTCCATGCTTACTTACTGCAGCAACAGCATTCATTATTGCTTTCATCGCAGCACCGCCTGTAGACATTGACGGAATTCGTGAACCTGTTGCTGGCTCACTACTCTATGGAAACAACATCATCTCGGGAGCTATCGTCCCATCATCTAACGCAATCGGTCTTCACTTCTACCCAATCTGGGAAGCTGCAACCCTCGACGAGTGGTTGTATAACGGAGGACCA